CTGGCCGGCAAGAATTCCCGGTTCTTGCCCCAGGTCCGCGGGATCCTGGCGACCGGCAGCGGTGCCGATTACCACTACAAGAGCGAACCGCAGTTTCTGTACATGATCGAGCGGGCGCGGGAATTCGACCGCAACAACCTGATCGTCGCCCAGGGGATCAACCGCCTGGTCGCCAACATCATGCAGGATGGGTTTTCGCTGGATGTGCAGACCGGCGACACCGAGCTGGACAAGGATCTCGGCGCCAGCTTCTGGGAATGGGGCAGCGACCGCGACCAGTCCGATGACGAGCAGGAGAAGGATTTCGGGACGCTGGCGGAGCTCGCCCTGCGGCACACGATCGTCGACGGCGATTGTTTGGGCCTGCCCACCGAAGACGACACGCTGCAGATGGTGGAAGGCCACCGATTGCGCCGGCCGAGCAGCACCCGCAACCCGCTTTGCAGTCATGGAATTCTGTTCGACGAGCGGAAGCGGCGTAAGGAATACTGGGTCACCAAGCAGGATATCAATCCGCTGGCCACCCTCCGCACCCAAAACGACGTCGAGCGATATCCCGCCCGCGATAAACAGGGGAACCGTCAGGTCCTGCACATTTATGATCCGCGGCGGTTCAGCCAATCCCGCGGGGTGACCGCGTTCGCCACGCTGGTCTACGCCCTCGGCCTGCATGACGACATCCAGTTTGCCACGCTGGTGAAGCAACAGGTCGCCGCGGTCTACGCCATCATTCACGAGATTCCCGACAACGGCGACGGCACCAGCAAAATCCCGGCCCTCAATAACGATCCGAAGTCGGCCGCCGGCACTCGTTACACCGAGGACCAGGAAGACGGCACATCACGGACTGTAGAAGGCCAATCCCCGGGGATGAGGGTCCGCGGCCGGCCGGGGGAGAAGATCACGGGTTTTGCTCCCAACATCCCCAGCCCGCAATTCTTCGAACACGCCCACATGGTGCTGCAGTTCGTGGCTGTCAACTTGGACCTGCCGCTCCAGGTGTTTCTGCTCGATCCGACCAAGACGAATTTCTCCGGCTGGCGTGGGTCGATCGACCAGGCCCGGATCCGCTTCCGCCGAATTCAGCGGTGGCTGATCGGACAGTTCCATACCCCGGTTTACAAGTGGCGGGTTCGCCGGCGGCTCCACGGGGACGCTGTCATGCGTCGCCTGTATGAGAAGAAGAGCGGCAAGTACGAAAAGGCCATCTTTGGTCACAAGTGGAACCCACCCACCTGGAAATACATCGAGCCGCTGAAAGACGCCCAGGCGGACGAGCTGCGAAAGAACGCCAACCTGGCCCCGGCCAGAACAATCGCCAGCGAGAAGGGCGAGGATCACGACGACCTGGTCAAGGAGTGCGTCGACGACCGCTTCCAGCTGTTCGACTACGCGATGGCCAAAGCGAAAGAGCTCAACAACAAGCACGGCTTCACCGGCGACCGGGAAAAGCAGGGAGCCACCTGGCGGGACATGGCCAATACCGCCCCGCCCACCGGCGTGAAGGTGCTCGACCCCAACACGCTCGTCAAAGCCGAGCAGCAAGGAGATTCAGGTGCCAACAACTGATTTCGACATGCTGACCGGCGAGATCAATGAGCGGGAAGGGAAGAGCAACTCGCTCGTCGGGATCCCCTACGCTCACGAGTATTTCGGGACGTGGGCGATCAAGCCGGAGGAGTTTCAAGGGCACTGGAGCTGGTTCCAGCGAACCGATCTCCATCTGCACGTTGCCAAGTCGGCCGAGGAAATCCAAGCCATGGCCCGGGATGCCGGGCTGTATGGCGTCACGAAGGACGGGACCGCCATCATCGAGCTGAATGGCACGCTGATGAAGCAAATCTCGTCGATGAGCCGTGGCACTTCCACCGTCCTGGCCCGCCGACAGATCCGAGCGGCCATGAAGGACACGGAAGTAAGCGCCATTCTGCTCAGGATCGATTCCCCCGGCGGCACCGCGGCTGGCACCCAAGAGCTGGCGGACGACGTCGCAGCCGCGGCCAAGGAGAAGCCCGTTTACGCCTTCATCGAGGACCTGGGGGCGAGTGCCGCTTACTGGGTCGCCTCACAGGCCAGCAAGGTTTTCACCAACTCCACCGGCATCGTCGGCAGCATCGGCACCTACATGGCGGTGATGGACCTGTCCGGAATGGCGGCGAAGGAAGGAATCAAGGTCCACGTGATTCGGGCCGGCGAGTTCAAGGGTGCCGGCACGCCTGGCACCGAGGTCACCGCGGCCCAGCTCGCCGAGTGGCAGAAGACCGTCGACGGTCTGAACGAGCATTTTGTGCGGGGTGTGGCCAGTGGCCGCAAGCTCACCCTGGAAAAGACGCGGGCCCTGGCCGATGGCCGGGTCTATGTCGGCAAAGCGGCTCTGGAAAACGGGCTGGTCGATGGCGTGCAAACGCTCGACGCCACCCTGGCGCAACTTTCGTCCCTCACTTCTCGCAGGAGTAAATCCATGTCCCAGGAAGCGACCGTCGCTGCCGCCGCCGCCCCCCTCAAGCCGGGCCCGGCCAACTATCACGAGCTGGAAGCGGCCCTCGTCGGCGCCGATGCGACCTTCATTGCGTCGCAGCTCAAGGCCAACGCCACACTCACCCAGGCCACCAGCGCCTGGATGGTCGAGCAAAACACCCGCCTCGCTGCGGCCAACGACAAGGCCGAGAAGGCCGCGGCCGGCAAGGGCCCTGGCGTCAAGCCGCTGGGGACCAAGCCGGCGAAGTCGGAGGATGCCGACGAGTCCATGGAAATGGACGTCGTCGAGCAGTTCAACGGGGCGGTCGCCAAGATCGCTGGCGACAACCCGACGCTGGAGCGTCGCCAGTCCGCGGTCGCCGCCGTGGCCCGCAAAAACCCCGATCTGCACAGGGCCTTCCTGCTGTCGACCAACACCAGCAAAAAGGCCCACCGGCAGATCGAAGAAAAGTATGACGAAGCGGCTGTATAGCTGATTCGCCTTTTGAGTCCGTAACTCGCCAACCATTTCATTATCTCGGGAGAATCCCATGACGGCACTTTGCAACCGGGAAGTCCGCACCTTCCCCAACAACGCAGCCCTTGGAAAAGCGATCCGCGTCAAGATTTCCGCTGGCTTTCTCGCCGCCTGCGGACTGACGGAAGTCGAGCTCGGCGTCATGGAGGAGCTCTCCCTGGCGGGCGACACCATCGCGGCCGTCCGCTTGGCTCGCAACACCGAGCGTCGGGTGGCGGCTTCGGCCATCGCCCAATACGCGACGGTCTACAAAGCCGCCAGCGGCAAGGTCAACGACGACGCCACGGGCGAGGCTTACGGAATCGCCCTGGAGGCTGCGAGCGGCGACGCTTCGATTATCGAAGTCCTGCCGTTCCACACTTCGCAGGGTGGCATGGGGACGCTCACTGCCGGCCTGCGAATCGCCAGCGGTTCCGCGGCGGCCCTCGACGGCGGCAATCCGACGCCGATCGCCACCGGCCTGACCACGATCGTCGCCGCGTCCGTCCAGCTCCGCGGCACCGCGGCCCCGGGCGACAACACTTCGATTCTGACCACCGATTACTCCGGGGCGGACGGGACGCTGAACGTCTACGCCTGGAAAAACACCGGCGGCACCGATCCGACGCTCGTCGCGTCGACGGGGACCGAGACCTTCGACTGGATCGCCATCGGCACGTAAGCCGGTTGCTTCCCAAGTGACTTGCACGGGGCTGGGGGAACAGACCCGCACAATTCACCTTTAAGGAGTTCGAAAACGCCATGGCCGCACCTTCCACCGCAATCACTCGCCTGGACCTGTCGGTCAGCTATGGCGAGTTCTCACTGGTCAACAACCTGCGAAAATTCGTGGGTCTGTACATGATGCCCATGCTGGGCGTCGCTCAGGAAGCCGCCGACTTTCTCAAGGTCACCTCCGGCAACCTGATCGGCAAGGTCCAGGATACCCTTCGCGCGCCGAAGGCGTCCTACAAGCGCAATAGCTACAACTTCACCAAGGATTCGTACGCTCTCGCCGAGCACGGCCTGGAAGAGGTTGTTGATGACGCGCTGATCGAGCGATACGGCGACCTGCTCAAGGCGGAGATGATCGCCTCGCGTCGCCTGGTGCATGCGATCCTGCTCAAGCTGGAATACGACATCGCCACCGCCCTGACCGACACGGCGGTCTTCACCGGCGCCAAGGCCCAGGCGGTCACCGCTGGCGTCTGGACGACCGCGGCCAACTGCGACCCCATCGCCGACGTCGACGCGGCCCGCGAGAAGGTGCACGCCAACTGCAACGAGGAACCGAACATCCTCCAGCTGACCCGCAAATCGTATCGCCTGGCGATCCGGAGCGCGCGGGTCGAAAGCCTCCTGAAATACGACGCCAGCGAAGTTTTGATGGCCCTGATGGACCCTCTCAAAAACTCCAAGCTGATTGCCCAGGTGAACAGCGGCCTGTGCGACCTGTTCCAGGTCGAGAAGATCGTGGTGGCCCGCGGCAACAAGAACACGGCCGACGAAGGGCAGACCGCCAGCTTCGGCACGATCTGGAACGACGCCTACGCCATGCTCGCCCGCGTCAGTGACGACGGCATGGACGGCGACCTGGAAAGCCCCGAGCCGCAGCTCGGCCGGACCCTCTTCTCCACCAAGAACAGCGAGCCCCTCCCCGGAGCGAACGACGCCGGCGAAGGCTCTCTGATCATGGAAGAGTACCGGGAAGAGAACGTCCGCGGCGGCGTGCTCCGGGCCCGCAACAAGCGGAAGGTGCACACCTTCGACAGCAACTGCGGCTGCCTGATCACCGGCATCGTGTAAGTTCCTGGCGACCCTGACCCTCGGAATCCTATGCCAAGCCTGTTTGCTGACCTGATGAAAGTCGGTATGGCGCAGGCCCTGGAGACGGCAGGGACGACGGTGCTCTGGGTGTTTGAAGGGGAGCAGGAGCGGCCGGTCACCTGCCTGGTCAGCGAAGAAAACGTGGTGGAAAAGACCACCGCTGGCGGGCGGCAGCTGGTGAAAAACCGGGGTCTCACCTTCACCGAGGATGAGACCCAAACCCTGTTTGCGGTCAAGCGGCCGAGCAACAGGGACCGTTTCCGGGTGACTGACGGCACCGGATACATCGAGTATGCGGTGCACGAAACGGTCAGCCGGGCCGACGGTGGGACGACCATCATCGGCGAGCGGATCGAGCGGCGGGAGAGGGTTAAGGACGGGTTCCACGGCCCAGGAAGCTAACGATGGACGCGGCAGTTGCGGGAATCTCGATTTCGAAAGCGGCCCTGCAGAGCCAGCTCTCGAAATGCGCCCGCTTCCAGACGTTCATCGGCGGGAACGAAGCCGCGGCCCTGGCCAGAATCAAGTTCGACGCTTTGCCTTTCCCGCTGGATGAAAACGGGAACGTGAAGGAGGCCTACAGCAAGGAAGAGCTGGAGACGGCTCGCCCCTTCGCCATGATCTTCTCGGACAGCCGCCGCGGCTATTCCTTGAACGCCGTCGGTTCGCCGACCGCCTGTGTCGAGGCGGGGACGCTGCAAATCCATTTCGAGAAGGACATTTCGGACGCGCTGCGAAAGGACCCGGAGAGCGTCAATCGCCAGTGGGATAACGATCTGGGCCAGATCGCTCGCCAGCTGATGGATCTCAAGGCGACGGACGGGATGCTCCAGATCGATGGCCAGATCACGGTGCAAGGTCCCTTCTTCTCCATGGAGAGCGAGCAGCCTGGTCAGGGGAATTTCTGCTACGCCCTGATGACGGTCACTTGGGGCCTGGGAGGTGGGACCTAATGGAGCTCACCGTCACTAAAACCGAGACCGGTCCCACCCCCAAGCTGCTCAAACGGGCCTGGAACGACATCCACCGGGACGCGGCCAAGTTCGCCGGGGAATACTGGCATATCCACTTCCGGCCGCTCCACTTTCGCAACGTGGCGACGCGGCGCTACGGCTACCAGTTTCGCCAGGGTGAGAACCTGCGAGGGGCCAAAGGCTTCCGCCGGAGCTACACCGGCCAGAAGCTCCGCAAGTTCGGCCACACCCGCCCGCTCGTCTTTAGTGGCGATTCCGAGCGGCTGACCGAGATCCGGGACGTGCGGGCGACTGCCACCGGCGGGCAATTCGGCTCTGCGCAGGCCCGTGTTGTCATGCCTGCCAACACGCTCAACTTCCGGCGCTATCCGCAGTCCCCCGACATGCGGAAGGAGCTGACCACGGTCATCCCGGAAGAGATCAACGAGATCAGCCAGGCGACGCAGATTTTCCTGGAGCAGCGCTACCGGCTGATCGCGCTCACCGAAGTCACCACCTTCCGCAGCGGCGGACCCATTTAGGACACCCCCACATGGTCACGCGCCTCCACAACAACGACGCGGTCAAGATCGATCCGGATAGCTTTGCGGGCACGCCGGTCATCCTCGGCGGCATTACCCGCGTCGGCCTGCGGATCAACAGCCAGGTGCAGGCCATGCCGACGACCGGCGAAGCCTATGCCCGATTCATCGCCCTGTACGGTCAGAAGGTGGTGCCCACGTTCGAGACGGTGCACGTCGCCCGAGCCCTCACCAACTGCGCCCTCTCCGGGCTCAAGATCGCGGCGGCATCCGCCGGCACCGGCCTGACCACCTACCAGAAGAGCATCGCGGAAGGTGGCATCCGCACCAGCGGCGCCAATCACGATACCCACAACTTCAAAGAGGGATTGCTTTATCCCACGGGCATCGAGGTCGATCACCAGGGGGACGCCCGGATCAGTTACGACCTGTGCTGCACCTATGACGGGACCAATAACCCGGTCGTCATCGCCACCGGCGTCTCCCTGCCGACGGCTCCCACGGATACCGAGCGGTTCACCCTCGGCCCGGTAACCCTCGGCGGCGTCGCGTTCACTCAACACACCGGCTACTCGATCAACTTTGGGATCAAGGTCAACAGCGAGGGGGCGGAGAGCGATATCTGGGACACCTTCTGCTGGATCGAAAACGTAGAGCCGACGATCACCATCCGCGGCGTCGATAAAAAATGGTTCGACGCGGCCTTCGTTCCGCTGACCGGCCTGGCTATGACGCACGCCAATACCAAGCTCTATCTCAAAAAGCGGGCAGCCGGCGGCACATTCGTCGCCAATGCCACCGCCGAGCACATCAAGGTGACCATGGCCGGCCTGGTCACCGTCGAGACCGCCTGGGATGCAGGCCCGACGGGCAAGGGGACGGTCTCCATCAAGCTCGACACCAATTACGACGGCACCAACCTGCCGATCGTGATCAACCCCGCGAGCGCGATCACGTAGGAAGTTTTTAGTTTTCAGTTTTCAGACCGAAGGAATCATGCGATGAAAACCACCGCATTCGAACAGCGGGACGCCAAAGGAAAGGTCGTCGAGCCATCCGACGACCAGAAGGCCCTTCACTTGCTGATGCGGACCAAGGGCTGGAGCCGCACGATCGCGGAGGGGTTTTGCAAAACGCTTGACCCGGACGAGCTCAAGGCCCTCACCCACCTGGAAGACGCCCCGAGCCTCACTGGCGATGAGGTGAACATCATCCTGGACGAGATCGAGGACCGCCAGGCCAAGGAAGCCGCGGAGAAGAAGGCGGCAGAAGAGAAAGCCAAAGCTGCCGAGCCCGCCGCGGAGGAGGAGCTCGAGTAGTTGCTGTCGTTTCACTGGTCATTTTTCCCATCGGTCATTTTCGCATGCCTGGTTTCCTCTACTTCCTGAACAACGCCCAAGTCCCTCCCACCAAGGAGCAACTGGGCCCGCTGGGTCTGGCCCACGCCTTTTCCAAGGTCCCGACTCCGCAAGGGGTCAGCGGCTTCCACTGCGGCGAAATCAAGGGGCTGAACGGCGTGATCCTGTTCGACCCCAACATGGTCGAGCCGGGAAGAGCGGCGTTCCTTCCGGAGCGGCAGAGTTGGATTGAGCTCCCCGGGAGCAAGGGAAACGTCTTCGTCGGCGTCGATAACCAGGCCCTGCCCACTCCCGGCGACCTGCAGCGGGTCAGCATGCTGGCGGGGACCCCCGTGGAGCTCGGCGACGAGCGGGTCTGGATCGTGCCGATCGCCCGGAGCTGGAAAGAGGATGAATCTACGGTGAAGTGGAACGACGAGCTCCCTTTCAGCGTGAAGGTGCTGCCGGATGGACGCTGGGAAGCTGGCCAGGTCGTCCCTCGCTACCGCGAGCTCTGGGAGATCGGCGACCTGTACGTTTCGGTGGTGATCGGCGGCGCCACACCAGAAGAAGCCGCCCGCCTGGAGCAATACGGTTCCTTCTCCGCGGCGGCGATCATCCTGTCCGCCAACTACCTGGTCGGACCGGCCGAGTGCTCCCTGCTTGGACTGCTCAATACGCAAAACGCCTTTCAGGTGCTCGACGCTCTGATCCAGCGGGCGCAAATGGAGGAGCTCGGTCAAAAAAAAATGACGCAGCGTGCTGCTGCCGAGCAAGTTTCCTTGGCTTCGTCCGCTGGGCCCGGGGTCTCGACCGAAGTTACGCCCCCACCCACTTAGACCTGTTGATGCTGGCAAACGGACTGGCGGACCCCACGCCGGTCAAAGTTGTGCAAGTGACCCGCGAGTAAAACGATGTCTGTCACCCTCACCCTGGACCTTCAAGTCGCCAAAGCCATCACCGGCCTGGCGTCCGTGATTGCCAAGGAAGGGGAGTATGACCAGGCCCTGGTCAAGAGCATCGGCCTCACGCGGGAGCAGGCCAAGGCAACATCCGAATTCCAGACGGTGCAGAAGCAATCGCACGCGCTGGTGATGGAGTTTAAGAAACACGAGGAGGAGCTGGAGCGGCGGCTGGGGAAAGCGACGATCGAGGAGCGAAACAGGATCCTCAAAAAGAACGTCGAGGTCGACCAGCTCATCTCCGGTTCGCAGTTTGCCAAGCAGCGCACCATCATCGCCTCGGAAAAGCTGATCGCAGCCACCCGCGAGCAGATGGCCAACGAGCAAGTCGCCCGGGACGAAAAATACTGGCGCTATCGGGATGGGCTGCTGCGGGGCCACGCCAGGCAAGGGGAGGGGCTCAACAAGGTCCTGATGACGACGGAGGAATACCTCCAAAGGGCTGGCCTTGCCCAGGAAAAGGTAACCGGAGCGGACAAGCTCGCCGCCCTGGCCCAGGCCGCCGGCCTGTACATGGTGGTCACCCGGTCGGTCGGATTGCTGGAGCAGGGCTTTACGAAGCTCCGGGCGGAGATGGATCAAACGCTCCAGCGGGGTGATAACCTCCTGCCCCACCGCCAGCAACTGTTTTCGGCATCCGGAGGAGACCCGGCGAGCTTCGCGGCCGGGGAACGGGTCTCCCGCGAGCTGACCCGCACCACGGGGCTCTCGCAAGCGGACACGATGGACGCGGTCGCCCTGGCCCGCCAGCTTCCCGGCTTCACCGATTCGGATGCCTTCGCGGCGGCGAAGACCCAGGCCGCGTACGGGGGCAATTTGGCGGACAAGCTCAAATTCGCGTCCGCGATGAAGGAAGCCTACCCGGGTCAATTCCCTGGTGCTGCTGGCACCGAGCGGATCACGGACCTGTCGATCGCCGCGGCCAGGATTGGATCCTGGACCCCGAGCGACGTTCCCCGCGTGATGCCCGGCTCGCTGGTCTCTGGGAAAAAGCTCGGCGCCAAGCCGGAGGAATTGCTGGCGGCCGGCTCGGTGCTCTCCAAGAGCTATCCCACGTCTCCCGAGACCGCAGGAGACCGCCTGGCCCTGATCGTCAACCGCCTGGCGGAAAAGCCGGAGTTTGCCGGTTTGGGGCTGATCGGGAGCCTCTCCCGGCTCAAGAACATGCCCCGCGAGCAGTATGCGGAATTCGTGGGGGACACCTCGGACAAGCGGCTCGGCGAGGGATTGAGCGAGGAGGAGTATCACAAGGAAGTCGGCCGCCGCATCGAAATGGCCCAGGCGATCAACGTCCTCACGCGGGCCTTCCAGGATCTGGGGGAAACGACCAAGAAGCTGGAGCAGGTCGGGAAACAGTCGGGCACCTCCCAGGGGATGGGATCGATTGCCAACGCGGCAATTCCAAGCACGATCACCAGCGTGATCAACACCAAGGGTGCTGGCGAAGAGCAGGAGCAGACCCTGGAGGATGAGCACCTGGATTATGCATCCCGCCAGAAAGCGTCGATTGCCCGGACTCGCAGCGCCCTGGTGAAAGCGAAGGTCCCCGGCCTTGCCCGCTCGCTGGCCCAGATCGCCTCGGCACCTGGCCACCTGGTGGGCGCCGGCCTCAAGCTCGGCACGCCGGAAGGAGGAGCGGCCGTGGAATTTCAAATGGCCCAGCTCTTCGCCACGTTTTTCGGATCCGACGCCCGGCAGAAGGTCGCCGACGCCCGGCAGATGACTCCCGAGGGTCGGATGATCGACGTGATGGACAAGCACATGGCCCAGCAGCTCGACGTTTTCAAATCGATCCGGGACGCGCTGACCGGCAGCGCCGGCAAAGGCAACCGAGGCGCCGCCACGGCCCAAGCGGCACATGCAACGTTCGGAAACTGGTGATGAAAACACATGGACGCCATCGGCCAATTCACTTTCCTCCGCCTGTCCAACATGCCCGAGCGCATGCAGGGGATTTGGACCCGGAGCGCGCGGGCGGGAGTGAACGGGGTCAGCCTGAAATTCATCGGGATCGGGGCCGAGCCGTTCACCGTGGAGAGCATGGATTTCGCGCTCAACTTTGCTTATGCCGAGGGGCTCTACCGCAGTTATCAGTACGCCACGCTTGCCCAACCGATGCAGCTCATGTACGGCGGGGTGCTCGAGCCGAACCAGTTATTCCAGGTCCTCGCCGTCCGCCCGGTCTCCATCCGGGCGATCGTCGCGGGCTACAAGCCGCAAGACGCCACGCTTTACCAGGGGATCTGCGAGTGCCAGTGGACCCTCCAGCCGATTGATATCACGATCCAAACCCCGTAAGGCTTGTTATGAGCTACAGCATTAGCGGAAATCTGAGTCTTGGCCTGAATGCCAATTCGGTGGCGGACACGACGACGAGCCCGAGCAGCGTCTCGGCGGGGCAGGGAGCGACGCGCATTTTCGACGCGCTCAATAAACTCCTCATCTACGGGCCGGCGACCTATCCTCCGGTCAACGGGCGGATCATCGATTTCTACACGCTGATCAGCTCCACCCCGATCTCTTACGACCTGACCGCGGCTCTGACGGCGGAGGACATCACCAAAACGGTGGATATGACCGGGAAAAAGGTTGTCGCGTTCGCTCTGTGGGCGCCGAAGGCCAACGTCAACAACATCGTGATCACGTGCCCGGCCAATGGCTACGAGCTGTTCGGGGCCGCCGCCGACCGGGTCACCCTCCAGCCCGGAGACCGCTACTGTTTTGGCATCGACGGCGAGCTGGCCAGCACGTTCGTCAATCCCAAATTCGCCGTCGCCGCCACCCACAAACTGATCAGCATCGCCGGCACCGTGGGAGCCGGGGCCGACAAGCTGTATGGGCTTGGACTGTTTGGAACCTAAACCCTCTGGGCAATCAGAAAGGGGCAATGACATGGCATGGTCCGCAGACAAAAACGCGATTTTCTTTCGCCGTGCTCAAAACTGGGCATCGTCACTTATGAATCTACTGGAAGAGCGGCAGCGCCTCATCGACCAGTACACGAACGAAGCTGCTCCGGGCGGCGTGGACGAAGCAACCTTCGTTGACTTCCCTTCGGTCTGCACCAAGGCCGAGCTGGTCAACATGGCGACGAACGTAATGAACCCGCTCGCCAACATGATGAATAACGCGGCGGTGACGACTCGCAGCCGCATCCCCGATATTACGCCGCTGATTTCTGACCAGTTGTAATGGCCACGAAGTTCGTCAATTCCGGTGCTGCTGGTGCCAACAACGGGACTTCGTGGACTGACGCCTGGACCTCGCTCGCTTCGTCGAACGGCGTGGCGGCCGGCGACATCGTGAAGGTCCACAAGACGCACTCGGAAACGACGCTGGCGGCGGCAATCAACTGGTCGAACGGGACGATCGCCAACCCGGTGCGCATCGTGTGTGTGGACAAGGATGCGAGCGATGCTCTGGCGACGGGTGCCGTTGTTGGCTGGAACGCGACCAATCTGGGGCCGCAGGGAATCATCCTCAGCTACGGTTGCACTTGGCAGACTTCCGGGGCCACGTTGCGGCTGTTTCCGCCGTCTCAAGGCAGCCAGGAATACATTTCCTCTACGTTGAAGACGAGTTCCAGCGGCGGACTGTCTTTTGGCGACGGGGGATCTGTAAGCCGCCTGCGTTTTAGGTTCACCGACTGCAACATTGATTTCTCCGGAGCATCTGCGGCGGGTGTAACTGTTACTTTCGCCGGAAGTCTTGGGGGCTTGTTGCTTGAGTGGAATGGCGGAACCTATACCTGCCGTGGCACGCAAACAGGCCTGTTTACCCTCAACTCCGCAATGTCGTCGGTTCGCATCCGGGGGGTAAATTTTTCAGGAACAGTTACAAATATCTTTACCTCGACAACGGCTTCCGCAGCCGGTGATGTGCGGTTTGACGACTGCCTAGCCCCAACCTACACCAATGTTTTCTCGACAGCACCGACAACATTTAATGCCCGCGTGAACCTCGACGGCCTGCAATCCGGCACGCTTTCCGCCGCCCTCTTACAGCCGGTAAAGCAAGCGGACCTGTGCGGAACAATCGGCGCATCCACTTCCCGCTACCGCACGGGCGGGGCCGACGACGGCAGCCAGGCCAACGCTCATTCGTGGGAGATCATTTCCAACGCCTCCGCTGGCGTGATGGCTGCGTCCATCGCCTCACCGCCTATCACCCGCTGGGTTGCTGCCGGTTCGCAGGCTCTCAAGGTTTACGTCGCCTCGGGCGGCACGCTGAACGACGACGAATTCTGGATTGAAGTGCTCTCGCCGTCAGAAGCCGGGACACCAACGCCGCAAGGGACATTCCGCAGCACCCGTGCGGCCATGCTTGCTTCGCCTGCCGCACTTACCACCGATGGCAGCTCGACCTGGAACGGCTCCGGCGTCGGGACCAAGCAATGCGCTTCTGTCACCATCGCCCCCACGGTGGCCGGGCCAGTGACGATCCGCGTGCATCTGGCCAAGGCCAGCACGACGGTTTACGTAGACCCGGTGATTGAAGTCGCGGGCAACGTCGCCGGCAAGTCGCGGTTTTTTGAGGGTGCGCAGGTTTTCGATGCGGACGGAACCGGCGGCCAGAATCGAGCCCTCGCCCCCAGCGGATTAGGAGCAATGAGTTAAATGGCCGAACGCATTCCAAAATCCGTTGCCAAGCTGGTTGTGTTCCGAGCCTTCCTTGCATCGGACGGCAAGACACCCGCGACCGGCAAAACCATCGCCATCACGATCAGCAAAAACGGTGGAGCGTTCGGAAACCCCAATGCAGGGGCCACCAATGCCACCGAGATCTCCAGCGGCTTCTACAAGTTCACCCTGGACACCACGGACGCCGGAACAGGTGGACCGCTGGCCTGGCGCGGGGCAGAGGGAACGATTAACGACGCGGGCGATGCGTATGAAGTCGTGAACGCGACGAATGCAGGATTCTCCGCACTCCCTGATGCAGCGGCGGAAGCGGCGGGCGGGCTCTACACGCGAGGGACGGGGGCTGGGCAGATTGCTCAAGAGGACAATGGCTATATCAGCGTCAACCTAAAAGCGATCCTGCGAACCGTGCTCACCGAAACGGTCGGCGGCTACCTGGCGGCGGCGTTCAAGAAGCTCTTCGACGTCGTGACGCCTGTGCTGACAGCCGCCAGCGTCAACCAGACCGGCGACTCTTACGCGCGCATCGGTGCTAACGGCGCCGGCCTCACCAGCCTGGCCACGGCGGCCCAGATCAACTCCCTGGCCGTCAACACGCGGGCAAACATCCACGTCCCCGTCGAGATCGAGACCCCCGACGCGGCGACGCAGGTCTATAAAATCCGCCTGCACTTGTTCGACGTCGAAGGGAACATGGAGGCGCCAGATAGCACGCCCACCATCGCCCTCACCAATGCCGCCGGCACCGACCGCTCCAGCCGGCTCAGTGTCGCCAGCAATCCGAGCACCGGCGTCTACACGTGGGATTACACCGCGACGGCCGGCGACGCGGAGGAGCAGCTGGTTTGGGTCTTCACCGTAGTGGAAGGGGCTCTCACGCGAACCTACCCAGCAACCAGTTACGTCGTCGAAGAGACGGCCTATCGGTTTAGCTCGACCGACCGGGCCACGCTGAACGCCGCGGCGACTGCGGCGGCCCTGGCCACGCTCTCGACGAAGGTGGGCACGCCGGCCGGGGCGAGCATCGCCGTGGATATTGCCGCGGTGAAGACGGATACCGGCACCCTGGTCACCCGCATCACCAACACGCTGTTTTCTGGAATTACGTACCTTTCGAAATGGCTTGGCGCCATCGCCGGAAAAACTGCCGACGCTCCGACCCTCGCCGAGATCCAGGCCTCGCCCGCCGGCCAGACCTATGACAACACGACGGACAGCCTGGAAGCCAAGCAGGATAGCGGATCTCCAGCGACACTCTCGCCCGCCGAGTGCAACAAGGTTGCAGACCACGTGCGACGTCGGACCCAGGCCAACGTCGAGGCGTCGACCGATGGCGACGCGCTCAGTTTGGGAAGCGAGTATGGCTTTATCCAACAGGCCCAGGAAAGTGACACCACCACACACGCTGGCAAGCTGACCGTCTTTAAGACGGATGGCACCACCGAGCTCGGTCAAAAAGACCTGGCCACCGATGCCGCGGCTGACCCAGTGACAGGAATTTCCTAATGGGCTGGTTTGATTACCTCAGAATGTTGATGGGCTGGAAGAGTCAGTCTCCTCCGCCCCAGCCCCGCGTGGGTCCGTGGTTTGTCGTCGCCCAGGACGCTTACCAGCCGGGCCCGCTCGCCTTCGATCACTGGCACCAGGCCCGCGCGTCGGACGGATTTCAGCCCGGCACCCTCAAGTCGGACAGCCCCGAGCGGCTCGTCCAGAGGTAAATCACCATGCCCGCTCTCAATGTCGACGTCCTGCTGCCGACCCTCCAGCCCATCTTCGCGGGAAGCGTGCGGGTCTGGCGGAGCCACCAGATCAACGCCGACGGCGAGGACCTGGTGCAGGCCGACCTCACCAGCCTGGAGCTCGAAGTCTTCAAGGAGAGCGACGCGTCGCAGGTCGGCTCCTGGACGCTCGCAATTCCCGACGTCATCTATGACACCCTGCAAACCGCCAGCGGCGTGGTCACCTGGAAAGCGGACGGCGATGGGTTCAACCTGCTGCACAAGACCAGCCCCGACATGACGCCCGACGCCGGGGAAACCTACCTCTTCATCTACAAAGCCACCCCAGGCGACGGCGATCCCTGGTATTTCGGATTCCGGCAGCCCACGTTCAGCAAACGCTACTCGTAAAGGAACAAACCTATGACCACCACACCGCTCGGCCTGGGGATCCCCACTGGCTTCAAAGGCGCCCCTGTCAACAGTGCCCGCCAATTCGGAACCCGGACCGGCATCCCTCTCAACACGGCGGTCGGGACGACCGAAGAAATTCCCTTCGAAAACGCCAGCGGCGGAACAATTCATATTCCGGCCGCGAGCCCGATCACCTCGCTAACCTAT